TGTTATTTGAAGTTAAAAAAGTATTAAATACTGGCAAAGGTATTAAAGTTAATAAAATTGAATTAACCCAACTTACAGCATTTGTAAATTCTAAAGTAATAAAATATTCAATTTCTAAACTTGCATCAAAAAATAATGTTTCAATAGAAATATCAGCTATTTCATTATTCTGACTAAAATTAAATACTTCTGTTTTTATTGGAAAATCTTGCCCTATTCTAAATATGCTTATTGTGCAATCCGTAGTTGATGCGCTCAAATAGACCAAACCTTCAAAAGTAATTCTTTGAAATATTTTATTATTATTAACTGAACCATTTAATTTTATTTTAATCGTATCTAATGATTGGTTAAAATTTATCGTGTAGCCGCCTTCAGAAACACTAAGATTTTGAGTTATGATAAATTTGCTTTGTATTTTACTTCCAAAGTTTTTACCCATACACCAAACAAATGCTTCGGTATATTCCGTTCTGCTTTCCAACGGCGTAACTACTTGCAGGTCGTACTTTTCTTTGATTAATTCAACTATTGTAGAAAAAGTTATTGCTGGTCGTAATTCGTTTGCCTTTAAAACCTTATTTGAAGTAGGTAAGTTTGCCGCATCAAAATATACATTATCTAGCCCTAAACCGTCCTGATTGTATTGTACTACTCTATTTGTAGACGCTAAAGGTACAAAGTACTTTATAGGCGTTCCCTGCACGTTTGATGATTCTACACCTGTTAATAATGCCTTTACAGTTGATGGCTTCCAGTCCACAACTAGAGTGCCTAGTGAATCTATTGTATCATCACCTATTTTGTCCTTTAGGCTTGTTAAGCTAGTTGAAAAACTCGCGGTAATAACTGACGGCTTTCCCATTTTATAGGCTATTTTTTCGAGTTTTAAAAGCCCTGTTTGGTTTAAAAGGCTACCAACGTAAACCTTTGTACGCACTTTGCGCAGGTCTGACGGCTTTATTACGTCCGTATTGCCAAAATAACCCAGCGCAAACAAGTTAGTAGGTGTTGCATCAAAAGTAAAGCCTAAAGAATAAGGCGAAAACACCTTGGAAATGTCCTTAGTATCAACAAAAGTGTATCGCATCGGGATTGATTCATCTTTTATGAGGTCTAATTTGTTATAATTCAATCCGTCAAGCGATACATATACTTCTGTTATCATCGTATATTGTTTATTTTATTGTTTGTTTCTGCTAATTTTAAGTTGTATTCAATCGCTATTTTGTCATTTAGTCTAGTTTTGCGTGTGAAATCTTCATCTGTTATCACTACTGGTATCTGTTGGTGCGTTTTAAAGTACCCTAGAGCGTTCTCCGTTATTGTTTGACTGTCTATTGTTATGTCGTTATTGTCAATGCTTAAAACAGCGTTATCAATCGTTATACCGACCGTTGTTACCAATTCAAAATCTCCTTTAAAGTTAATCAAATAAACGATAGGCGAATAAATTAATTCTTCAACTATTGAAGTCATGTTTTCATCTAGTGCGCCTGTGTTAATTAAGTAAGATTGCTCTGCATCAATAGCCGTTATTTGCTTAGAATGTTTATAAGTGTTATCAACTTGCGAAGGGTCGCGATGTGATATATTGCTTACCGTGCGGTTTACTTTTACGCTCGCTGTTTTCTTACCGTGCGGTGTAAACGATTCCCATAACCCTAGCTTATTTATGAACACTATTAAACAAGGGTCTAACGTGCATCGTAATTTTGTAGGGGTTACCGCAATGTAATTAACCATATTTTTAGTGCTTCCTTCTTCCACCGTTCTAGTAAAATTAAAAGTCTGATTAAAATAGTTGCTTATCTTTGGATTAAACCATTTTTCAACAGGAATAACAAAGCCACTCGCGCCATAGTTTTGCACTCCGTTATCCTCTATGAGGTTTTGTTCGTAGTTCCATCTATAACCTAGGGTACAAAAAAATGTGTTCGTATATCGCGTTGTTTGGCTTGCATCAAAATTAATGTTAATTATTTGTGCCTGTAAAAAAACACCCTGATTTGTAATCGCTGGTGGAGCGGCTCTATTATAAGCAAAGCGCGGTTTGATAAAAGGTCTTACGATATCGGAAATTTCCAGCGATATGTAATTATCTGATTTACTTACTTTGTCCTTTTTTAATATTACCGTTGGCTGGTTAATGGTTCTGTCTTGTTCGCCATCCCAAATGTATATATTAACGGTTACAGATTTTGTTTGTTCGGTTGCGTTTTCTCGAATAAAAAGCGGGCTGTTAATAAGTTTTATTTTGCTTTCGCCGTCAATCGCTGTGCGCGCATCAACTGGTAAGGCAACGGCTTCTGGGTTAATATCCGGAACGCTAACGTTAACAATCGAAAAAGTGAACCCGCTTGTTATTTCTCTTACATAATAAAACACAGGAGCAGTATAACCTTTGTAACCTGTTAGCACAATGTTTGATTCTAAGCTTTGAAAACTAAAAGAAGAACTACCTGTTATTTGCGCTATAAACAGGTTAGTAGGATAAAAAGCATTTACTATAAAATAGTTAACCCATCCACTAGGTGTGAGCGCACCGCCGCTTTCATTTGTTACGCTTATATTGTTTGTGATGTTGGTGTTTGTATCTATATAAGAAATCACATACTTCTGGATATAAAGTATGTTTGCCGTATGGTTCATATTAATTTTACTAACTGTCATAATTTCCTGTTATTTGGTCCACTATTTCTTTGACTACTAAATTTATTGTTTCATCTACATTTGCATTTATTGCTACTTCCAACTCGTTAGGCTCTTGAAACTTACCATAGAAAACCTGCGCAACTGTTAACGTTGTATCTGGCTTTACCATATAGTTAACAGAATCCCTTAAACGTCCAGTATCAACTCTAGAGTTATTCCTAGCCTGCTGAAAAACCTTTTCGCCTAACTCGTTTAATTGCGCCTTAATTATTTTGTCTGCGTCTATCTGTTTTCTAGTTCTTCTTTTTGCCACGTATTCTATCTAATAATGCAGTTACCGCCGTTGTGCTACTTCTTGTTATTGAATCAATTATTTTTCTAGTTGAATTTCTACCTGTTTGCGTTACTCCAACTTCATAGGTTGCACCGCCAAATTCAGTATAAATTATTTTCCACTTTACACCAGACGGCATTAACCGCCTTGCGTTTTGTTCTAACTTTGCATTCTTGCCAAATTGCCCATAATAAAGCATTCTAAAAATAACCTGCTCACGAACGTACGTGAACGAAATGGAACGCTTTAACGCGCCAGTATCAACCCTCGCGCTAGACTTCGACTGGTCTATTATGTTTTGAGCAACCGCCCTTATGCCTGCATCATCTAACACCCGCTGCCCATATTTGCCATAGCTAATTCTATTGTAATCTGGTGTCCGTCTAAAGCGTTTTTGTTAAAATTCTCTAACTTACTGGCTTGCGTGTTTGAAAATAATTCTATATTGTTTGCGAAATTATTGCTTCGCATCTGATTTAAAAACCTTGTAATTATTGAAAGCGTTTCCCCTAGGTTATCAATTAAATTTGTATCTAATCTTAATTTGCTGTCTGTCTTTTTAGGGCGTATATCTCGCTGCTGAACGACCGTAATTAAAAAAGTAGCAACTATTGCATCTTCTAAAGTATCGCTTTCTAAATAGTCTATATTAACAAGGCTGTATATGTTTTCTTTGTTGTTGTCAATATGCTTTGTTTCTACCAAAGTAACCGTATTAACTAAATCGTTTTCCGAAAATTTATTGATTAAAAAATCTGTTAATAAGTATAATTCGTTCATTTTATTTTAAATTTTCAACGGTTCTTTTTCTTAATAAGTATTCACTCCAAAACAGAAAATAATTTGTTTCGTAGTGAAAAATAACTTTCGGACTTACGCCTTCAAAGGTAGAGCAAAGATATACCATTTCAGTATAACCTCCGTACGTCAAAGAAAAGTTTTGCCTTTCTATACTTCCTTGCGTTGTTTCTCCAGTGTTAGCAAACTGCGGAGGGTTGTATATCCACGGAAAATTGGCTTTTACTTCTTCGGCTTCTTGCATATACAAAGCGACCGCAAAACGCTTTACAAACTCTGGTATCTTTATAAACCAAAGTCTGGGCCTTACAGTCGCTTTAATAAATGCGGCATCATCTTCGTCTTTAATAAACGTTTCTAGGTCTATAAAACGACCCGCATTTTTAAAAGTAACGTCAATTTTAAACAAGATTTTGATAATCAAAAATAACTTTAAGCTTTTTAATGTCTGTTTCATCATTGCCGAATAGTTCTTTTAACGTTTCTTTTTTTCTTAACTCTTTTTTTTCTAGCTTCCTATATTCTTTTTTTAAATAAGGTAAAAATCTGCGCAAGTGCATTCGTGTGGTTTCTTTTTGTGTCATAGTGGCATAGGTGTTTTACGTTGTATATTAATAAAATATCCAGCGGCTTCTGTTATGTGGTCAAAGCCTGTGGTCTTATCGGGTTCTCCATTCTTGTATGTTTGTCGCTCTGTGGCTTCTGTGTAAACAGGGCAGTTATTTGTATTAATAAAATATACCCTTTCGCCTTTTGCGTTCTTAAAAGCAGCGTTAACGGCGTTTACTCGGTCCTTTACAAATGGGTTCTTGTTTGGTTTTCTTATATTAAAACCTGCATCGCGTAGTACTATTATATCGCTTTTACCGCTTGACTTTCTATTGTCGCCACTTGCATCTGGATAAATTACTATTGAATGGCCCGCGTACTTTGACTGAATCAAAGAAACCATTTCAAAAGTATCATAGGCGTTTACGATTTCAGCCACCGCGGTCTTAATGTTGCCGTCAATTACGTGGACCACTGCATTCATTTTAGTGATGTTAAAATCCATTCCTATATGCAGCACATCATTTGATTGTATTTCTCTTATTGAGTTGTTTTCTACCCTATCAAAGTGGTGGTAAACGTTACCGCTTGTTAGGTTGACAAACTCGCCATTAAGATAGGCTTCTAGTTGTTGGGGTGTATAAATGTCTGAAAGCGTTTCAATGTATTCTTCTGGAATAAATGGATTATCTAAGGTTTTGCCCTTTATCATTTTGCGGTTTGCCTTTGTTTTGGTTACGAAAAACTCATAAGCCCACTTAAAACCTTCTGGTGTACCTACTACATCTGTTTTATTTTTATCCCCATTAGGTAGCTTACAGCGGTTTCTTGCGATAATCTTTACAAATACATCGCTCATTGCGTCTTTAGAAAGTATATCTGTTTCGTCAATTAACGAATAACCAACTTCATACCCTACAATGCGCTCTGGGTTTGACATAGACCTTAAAATTATCTTACCGTACTTTGTGTTAAAAAAATGCTTTGATTGGTTTAAAACATACGGTATATTCATATTTGTAAGAAGTTCGGCAAATTTAGGTATTGCTACGTCCTCAATCAGTCCGTACGTTGGTAAGTAGTAAGCGACTGGAATAGCTGGGTATTTTAATTTCATTAAAGTAGTTTTTAAAACACCCGCAAAAGATTTGCCCGAACCATAACCGCCAATTAGCCCTGTGTGGGTTGCGGTACTGTTTACAAAAGACGCTTGATGTTTTAAAACTTTAAATTCCATCTATATAATTTTAAAAGTTATAGGCTCGACGGCTGTAACTTCTTCGTTTATATTATGCTGTTCTGGTTTACCCTCAAGCCTGTCCATTATTTCCTGATACGCTCTTGTATCTCCTTTTAGTGCTTTATGAAACTGCGCTAAATCCATTCTTTCGATAAGGCTAATATCTTCCATTTCTCCCGTAATTGGGTTTTTAATATTTTGCAAAACCTCAAGGAATCTAAGAAATCTTTTCTTTGATTGTTGAACTCCTTTTGGTGCGCCTTTTGGATTGCCGCTAACTCCTTTCGGAAATGGTTTTAAATTTTGGTTATTTGCCATTGCTTCACTGTTAATTCACTGTTACTTTATTTTCTTGACTTATTATTTTAGGCACTGCATTATTCCAATTTATAGAATGGTGCAGCCTCATGTGTTTATCTCCCATTAATTTTATTTTAGTGCAACTCGGAGCAAATAAAACAGTATAAAAAGACTTTACATAAGTTCCGCTAGCTTCGTAAATTTCACTCATTCCGCCTTTGCTTTTTTGAGTTGTTTTTTGAATTAATGCAGTAAATGGAACCGTTAACATTGTAAGTCCAATACTTTGTTTTTTAACGTAAGTATTTACGTCCTCGTTTATTCTTCCTACAAAGCTAAACCGTCTTTCAGTTGAACAAATAAACGAGTTCATGCACTTTCTAAATAAAGTTGGACTTTTAGCCATTTTATTGTTTTTACCTCCTATAAAATCCCCGCCTTGCGCCATTGATAAAGTAGCTATGTTTGAACTTTTATAAAAATCTAATAACGTTAAAATAACAGAATCTAAATTAGATATTTTTTTAGGTTTTTGATTTTTATTTGAATAAATCCTAAAATGAAAACCAGTATAATCATCGTCCATTTGCATAAAATATTTATAACCTAATTTTTTAGCAATTTCAAAACTTGCATTTCTCGCATAAATAATTGTTCTTTTATCTTCAAAATTATCTGCTTCATCAAAAGTTTTTGCTATTTCATTTTTACTAAATATTTCTACGTTATCAAAGTTTTTTAAATAATCATTTTTAGTTTTATCCTCATCATCTATAACAATAACAATCGGACCAGTATAGCCGTGTTTTTTTAATGATTTTATAGTAATTACATTAAACGGCCTACCGTGTGTTAATATTAATATTGCAAAATCTTTAATCATTCATTAATTCACTTAAGGTTTCATGTAATTTTACAAATCCCAACTCGATTGCTTTATTGTAATCAATTATAACTAAAGCAGAATCTTCCATTAAGTCCTGAACTTCTTTATTGCTGTGTGCGTAAAATTCAGCTATTTCTGAATAATCAAAAATAATATGCCTTGTTGCTGCTAATTTTAAAAACAACTTTTCTTTGTCTGATATTTTAGCCGATTCTATCTTATCCATTAAATCGTTATAATTGCCTAAATTATAAAGATTATCTTCATTTGGTTTTTCTTTTTTTGGTGTATAAATTGGACTTTCTATTTTAGAAGTATAAGTATCATCGTCATTTTGATTTGGCAAATCTAACCCCCACTCGCTTAATTCTTCTGTATCCCAATTATTTGTAAGGTATTCAAAATCCCATTCGCCAAAACCTACATTATCTTTTATGATAAATTCCTTTTGCTGTTGCTCTGTAAGGTTGCTTGCTTTAATAATTGGCACTTCTTTTAATCCAGCTTCTTTACAAGCTTTTAAACGCATATTACCACCGAGCACAATCATATCATCGTTGACTACAATCGGTCGTAAATTAAGCATTTCTGGGAACTCTTTAATAGATTTTACCAGCTTTGCAAATTTGTCGTCTTTAATAGTTCTCGGGTTGTTTGGGTTTGTTTTAACCTCTGATATTTTTACTAATTGCATAACACCGTTCTTTTAACTCTAAAACCTGTATCTAGCACATATAACAACACTTTGCCGTTATCACTACAATCATTACCATAATAGTAAGATTCACCGTTAGGCACATTGTCAATCGTTACCACGGAGTTACAGTCGCAAATGGTAGGTTCATCTTCTGATGTGCAGCTTGCCATTAATAGGGCAAAAATAAATAGTGTTTTTTTCATTGTTTTCATTTTAATTGTTAAACGCAAATATACAAATAAATTTTGGTTGCTATTTGCTATTCTTTTTTTTCGTTTGCTATGTGCAAAATAGTTTTGTTGATTGCTTGCATTATTGTTTCTGTTATATGGTCTACTTTGCCCATTACTTCGCGGTCTGTATAGGTTGCTAAAACCCTTATTTTATAATCTTGGTTTTTCATTCCTACGGTTATACCTTGCGCTGCTAGTTTCTGTTTTGCTTCTTGTAGTTCCATTTTTATAGTGTATGCTTTTTATTTTTTAAACATACAAATATGTCGTTAAATTGTTAGATTTTCACATATTCGATGTTAGGAACAATTATTTGGCTTTAGTATGTTCCCATTTTTCACGTCCACATTTACATTTTGTTGCACTGCTTGTTTTTGCGTCAAGTTCGAAAAAGCCACATAACACATTGCTAACATTGTGTATAGCATCATTATTTTTAAAAGTTAATTTTGGTGCATATTCTCTTTCGTCTGTAAAATTTATTCCTGCCATTATATTTATTTTTAATTTGTTAAATATTTTAAAAAGAACGTGCTATACCCACGACCGTTAGCACACATTAGTTTGTTATATTCTTTTATGATGCTTATTACAACACTCGTGGCTCATTGGGTTTTTGCAAATGGTTTTTCTATCCGATTTATCACAAACAAACGATGTGCTAACACCGTCTATAATTAATGCTTTAAGTTCGGTGCTTTCCAATGGTTCTGGCTTATTTTCTCGTTCGCTTAATTTGTCCTCTAAATAATCAACATACCTATCTAAATTACTTGCATAACTATAAAGATGTGGGCTATTTATATATTCATTATGTACTGTTTTAACATCTGCTTTTTCAGCGAAGTAATCTTTAATATTCGGTCTTTCCATCGCTCACTTTTTTAAGTTTATAATTCAAAGTTATTTTTCTATTTACCGCACTAATCATAGACGTCGCACGTTGTAATAAAAGTAATAGCGGTATTCGTTGCTGAACTTTAATCTTCGTCTAAGTTAAGGTAATATCCAAACCCTTAACGCACTGGTACGAAACCGCTAAATACTCTTATACTAAACGTTATCTACAAATATCTTTTTTGCTTTTCAATTTCTGTATTTATATGGTTGAGGTTGTCAATCTCACCCGCTTCTGGTAAGTATATACCATTCTTAACGCTGTATGCTCTGAACCTGTCAATCGCTAGTGTCATCTTCGTGCTGTCTAATAATGCCGTAGACCGTACGTCTTTTCGTATGCTGCCTGTCTTTGTGTTTACTCGCTCGTATATAAACAGGTCAGC